CCCATCCAACCAATACTAACCTCTCACCACTAGTGAGGGGGAATGCTTTGTGTGGACACCTAGCATCAAAAACAACAGAAGCACCCTTACTCTTAGGAATTTCGCAATGTTGATTGAAATAATCTACAAGAACTAGATCTCCACCCTCATACTCCTCAGGACCAGAGAGTTGAACACTTATACTCAATTTTCTCCATACATCAGTTTTAGGTGCAATACCATAATCACAGTGCCATGAGAACTGTCCACCTGTTCTATACCTAAGAATTTGAAACTCAAATGTACTAATGTCCATTTGATAATTCTTTTTATTAACAAAGTTAAACATATTCATTCCCACCATATGTGGAAAGCTGTTTCTTTGTGGAGCATGTATATCACATACTCTAAAATTCTTTTCTTTTACTGTCCCATCCTTTTCAAAATGATCTTGTTTACAACTCCACCATTGTTCATCATCTTTTGGAATATTTTTGACATAATCGTCTAATCCTTCCATTGCATCCTTACTTAAGGCAACAATATAAAAAGGATCTTCACGAGAATAGTTGTAAGCATCATGTTGAGCAGTATGCTCTTCAAATTTTTTCATCAAATCAATGCTTCTAATTCAGATATAGTAGTAGCGTTAGTAATTGTTGTATATGGTACTGTGGGATTTGATTTAAGAGAAGCAGATTCTCCCTTCATATCTGCTATCGACTGTATATCATCATTTTCTTTCTTTGTAGCTAGAAACTTAGATTCCAATATCTCAGTAGTAAGTGTCTTTGCTGTAGCAAGATCTGCTGTAACAGTCTTACTGCCATGATTGTACTGCCATGCAGATCTAAACTCCTTAGAGGGTAGATTAGCAGGATCAATGACAGAATAATCCGATGTAGGTATATCCTTTGCAATAACATCATCATCGGATAGAGCACAATCCATTGTGGGGATTACTACTCTACACTTGCCGTTAGAATCGGCATATGCGATAACTTTATTGCGTGACATTAGGATACAACAGAAGCAACAACGCTTGTAGCATCAGGAAACTTTTTCTTAAGTTTAGTTTCTGCATCAGAAGCACTAGTAGCATAGATCTCTATACTCTTGTCTGAGTTACCTGTCTTGTAATTAACGATATAATGAGTTGCCGAAAAAGCCATGGCTCAAAAATAATTAGGTTCTGATTTATTTATCTACAATAAAATCACCAATTACCATATGATCAATATCTAAATGGGTAAATGCCCGAACAGCATCATAAGGTGAATCTATTATAGGTTCTCCATTATCATTAAATGATGTATTAAGTATAACAGGTGGATCTAATCTAGTCAAGAGGTCATGTACCCTAGGATTCTGATCCTGATTAACTGTTTGTATCCTACAAGTCCTATCTTCATGAGTGATCGCAGGTAGCTCATCAGTTGTAGAATGTTGAGAGTATAGCATGTATGGACTAGTATATGCCTCTAAGAAATATTCTCCCACACGATCCTCTAATATTGTACCAGCAAAAGGTCTCCAATGATCTCTATGCTTCACTCTCTTATTCAAAATATCTTTATTTTCAGCTCTGGTAGGACTCATAAAGATAGATCTAGATCCTAATGCCCTTGGTCCTGCCTCTGATCTACCTTGGAACCAAGCAACAATTTTATTATCCTTAATAAGATCTGCAACAATATCTATGTCATAGTCCCTATAAGAAAGATCAAACATATCAAGATACTGTACTATTTCATCATTATGGAAATCTCTACCCAAAAGAGCAAGATTATCTGGCAATGATATATCTTCTTCATTCTCATAACATCCCCATATAGCAGCACCAAAATGCACACCAGAGTCATCTGTAAATGGTGGTATATGAATATCTTCAAAGATACCACTCTCTTTAATAAGGGTATTACCTAAAACATTAAGAAAAACTCCACCAGCAAAGCAAGTATTCTTATCTAAATGACCTTTCCTTAAAGATTTAAGAAGATCTAACATTCCATCCTCAAAAGTTCTCTGAAGATAATATGCAGCATCCTCAGGTGACATCATATCACATAGCTTCTCGTGAAAATAATCTGATTTCTCAGCAAATGCAGCAAAATTAATATAAGGAATAGAATGTTCAGTTACTTCATATCCTTTAGGATGATCACCTGGTGTACCATATGCAGACAATCCCATTATCTTACCATTAGAGGCAGTGATACCTTCCCAGTGTTTTATTTCTTCACCAGTCTTCTTCTGATAAATCTTTGATGCTACACTCTGATACAACTGTCCGAAATTATTATATTGATGCTCAAACATATTATAGAATCTAAAGATACGCTTCTTCTTATTAAAGTATCCTATAGAATTATTCTCAATATGATCAACATAATCTCTAATGGGATCTTGAATAGCAGATCCACCACCATCAAAGGTTACAAAAGTACCTTCATTAAAATCTGAGGTAAAAACAGTGGAAGCTGCATGTGCAAGATGATGTCCTGTAAATCTAATCTCTGCCTTAGGAAATGATTGTTTTAAAATCTTATTTGCCAAACCACTTTTAATTTGGTGGAAAGCAATAAAATGATGAGTTGGTACAAAATATACTAGATCTATATCTCTTCTGTGAATACCACCTTTATCTAAACATAGATCGATAGAATTCTTTGGATAATTTCCATCATACTTTGTTCTTGTAATTCTTTCTTCACTAACACTACAGATATGTTTTCCATCCATAAAAAGAGTACACCCTGAGTCGTGAGACCAGGATGTACTTTCTATAGAATCTACGCTAAAATAATCAGTCAGTTTGCCATGATTGGCATCCCAATCAAATGCACCATAGATTCCTACTATATTCATTCTTCAGCTAACTGTTGAAAGTATGATAGAGCATCGTCTTCTGCTGCAGGTGCTGCTGCAACTTCTTCAACCTCTTCGTTAACAACTTCTTCTGCTACTTGACGAGCAGGTGCAGCAGTAAGTTTTAGAACAGACTCAAGACGCTTCTTGAGTTCTTCATAAGACTTGAACTTATCAGCAGAAACGAGTTCCTGTAAGGAATACTCTTTCTTCCATAATGCTTCAAGTGCATCATCATCCTTAAGGAGTGGTTTAGGAGCAGCAAACTCAGAACTATCATAGTTCCAGAAACCTGCTACCTTCTTAATCTTAACCTTAAAGTCTGCTCCTTGCCAGAAATCAAATGGATTGAGAGGTGTCTCATCCTCAAATTCTGGTTGCATTGCACCCATGATCTTGTCAAAGATCTTCTTACCGAATTTGTATAAAAATACCTGACCTTCGTTAGAAGGGTTAGCAGGATCTTTTACAACATAGATGTTTGCATAATAAGATAGCTTACGCTTTTGGTTACGAGCAATCTGCTTATCAGATTCTACTCCACTATTCCATAAACCAGTATTATATTCAGAACAAGGATCCTTCTGATTTACTGTAGTTAATGAATTTTCAATATACCATCCACCTGGTCCTTGAAAGGCATGTGAATATAATTTTACCCAAGGGAGATCTTCTCCATCAGGTGCTGGTAGGAAACGGATAACGGCATAACCATTACCTGCTTTGTCTACCTCTGGTTTCCATAGTCGATCATCTCCTTTATTAGCTGAATTGGTTTTTTCAACCTCTTTAACGAGTTTGGCAGTAAGACTACCAAGAGATGATTGCTTTTTAAGCGATGCGAAAGACATAGATTTGGCCTGTGTAATTGGATTTGGCTTGTGTGACTTTATTATAGGGCAGTCATGCACCCTTGTCAATACCCTTACGGACTCTGTTAAGAGTTTCTCTCATGTTAGAGAACAAGAGATTACAATCAACATCCTTAGGGAACCCCATTACTATAGCAGATTTCCGAACATTGTCAGCCATCTCCATAGCACGAGGGTCATCAGATAGTTTCATGCGAGTATAAAGGATCTGCTGTTTTTCAAGCAAATCATCAAGCTGATCTAAATGATCAAGTTGTTTATCAAGAGGAAGTTCTGGAAATTTAAACACTTGTGAATAAATCTCCTCTTGCATTTCATTAATTGTTTCCATCTCATCTTGAACGAAATCGGAATCAAAAAAATCGGACATAGTTCCTCCCTGAACACCTCTATTTATCTACATTATACCATAAATTTGATATTAAAACTGACGCTAACCCGATCATTATTAGTAGTGTTAGGTTCGGTATTATGCATAAGCATTGATGGCCAAAGTCCTATTACTCCTTGCTCTAATCGAAATGATGAAATAGAATTAGCTATCTGTCCTATCACATAATTAGACCCAAATTGCCTAAGATAATTTGGAAACATTATATTACCATCTTTACCATTGGTTTTGTAATAATATACTCCAGAGATATCACACAAATTATGATCATGTAAATGTGCATACTTACCTTTTTTAGTTCTAGTCAACCACGATTCTAATATTTTATAGTTCCTAGGTTCTGCTGCACGAATATCATTAAGATACAAAGTTATACTTTTATCAATAAATTCCAACATCTTCTTACACTTATATTGTGTAAGAATACAATCACCAAACATTTTCCCACTTTTACCCACACTCAAATCATGAGTATCATTTGTCCAATCAGGATTTTGACGAAATTCTAAATCATCATACACCTCATCTAGTTCTTTCTGAATATTTTCATATTCATCACCATCTGCTTTTCCTGAATATACTGGTATAGGAAACCAAGGATTAGTACTCATGGAAGTATAGTAGAAACCAAAATAACTCTTCTTTTCTTTAAAGGATTCTGCATAAAATGTTTACCACTAAACAAGACTGCATCATTTTCTATTGGGTCATATCCTTCATACTTAGAAGTCTCTTCATTCTTAACATAAGTTTTACCACCAGCATCTGTCAAATATAATATTATATTACCATGAGGATAGCTATGATCTATGTGTGGTAATGTATTATAAATTTCTTTCTCAGGATGAACACAGTTAAGTGATATCCTAAGGTAACTTGACATCTTAATATTATTAAAATCTAATATCTCATTCAATACCTCAATAACTCTATGAGCTTCTTCACTAGTAGAATGCTCTAATCTAGGATAACGAAACTCATTCTCTGGTCTCTTTAATATTGTTCTAGTATAAAATGGTAAATTTCTCTGCTCACCTTCTATCTCCGTAGGATCATCATAATTAGGTGTTGCCGATGGAATATATGACCACAAACATTCAGACCCAGTAGCCCACTTCTTAAAATTTGTATAATTAATAGTCTCTGGATTCCGAAGTCTTTTCATAATGGCAACTTAGCACGAGTAGTCTTTTTCATAAAGTTTAACTGTTGTGCATCACACTTTAACTTCTCCTTAAGAGGTTTAGATATTAACTTAGTGATAGAATCAATCTCAATACTATTCTCTTCACAATAAAGAACAATAGCATCAATATAATTAAGTTTTTCCTTTTTGACAAGATTTTCTATTTCCACTGCAAACTTAGCAGGGTTCATAAACTTT